GGACTAACAACGTCATTTGGCGTCCGCAGCCGTACATTGCCCAGACCTTCAACGGCATGGACCAGACCGGCAATTTCGTTGGTTACGCCCAGCTTGCCGTGCCTGCCACCTTGGGCTATCAGAAGTCGGCTCCGTGGATCATGGATGCGCTTGAACTGCGTGATGCGCTGCAAGAAGGCCGCCTTGGCGATGCCGCGAAGCAGAAACTTGCCTCTGATATCAACGTTGCGATCATGAACGTTGCGGCCCTACAAGGCACTTTGGTTTGCACGACTTCAACCGCTGCTGGTGATTATGACGATGTGGCTCTGGCTGACTCGATCATGAACGAGCAAGGCGTGGCGAACTACGAGCGCACTCTGGCTCTGTCCTCGCGTGATTACAACGGCATGGCCGGCAATCTGTCGCAAGCCTCCCGCAGCTTCGGTAACGCGAAGTCGGACAAGGCTTACGAGCGCAGCTATGTGGGCATGGTGGCCGGGTTTGAGACTCTCAAGCTTGACTACTCAAACCGCATCTTGGCCGCTGGCGGTGGCGCTACGACCATCGACACGCAAGCCGCTGCCCTGAATTACTACGTGCCGCAAGCCACGTCAACATCTGGCACTGGCGAAACGTCGAACGTCGATAACCGTTACCAGACTATCACGGTGAGCAACACTGTCGGCGTAACTGCTGGCGATGCTTTCACGGTTGACGGTATCGTGGCGCTGCATCACATCACCAAGACTTCGACGGGTCAGAAAAAGACCTTCCGCGTTATCTCGGTGACGAACGGCACGCAGATGGTTATCAGCCCGCCGATCATCTCGGCTCAAGGTGGCACTGACGCTGAACTGCAATACCAGAACGTCGAGGTAACTCCCTCCGCTACTGCTGCGTTCACTTGGCTGAACACCACTGCCGCGCCGATCAACGTCTTCTGGCAGCGTGACGCTCTGGAACTGTTGCCCGGTCGCTATGCTGTTCCGACTGATGCTGGCGCTGCTGTGCTGCGCGGTTCTACCTCGCAAGGCATTGATATCGTGATGCAGAAGCAATACGATATCAACACCATGAAGACCAAGTATCGTGTTGATACCCTGTTTGGAGTCGTCAACAAGCAGCCGGAAATGTCCGGGATTCTGCTCTTCGGTCAGGTCTAAATCCGATGGGGCTTCGGCCCCGTCTTTCATTGGAGAATCATCATGTCTGCTACTCTTATTTTCCCGCAAGGCACTGCGACCGTTACTGTCGGCGCTGGCGAATCCATCGTTGTCCAGTCGTACTCTCCGGCTCAGGTCATCCGGTTGGTTGGCTATCCGAACGTTCCTTCTACCAGTGATCTTCTGGGCACGGTGGAAAACACCACGACGACCTTCGGCCCGTACAGTGCTGGCGCTTCCATCGTCATCAATGCTGGCGCATCTTCGGCGCTGTACTCGGTTGGCGTGTCTCCGGCTATCGTGACGGCCGCCCAAGCCGCCCCCGGTACGCTGAACGCCACTGGCACGCTGACCGCTGCGCTGATCCTTGGTGGCATCGTCACCAGCACGACCGCTGCTGCTGTTGCCGCTACGTTGGACACTGGCGCGACGATGGACCTCGCCAATGACTTCTCGATCAATGATGCGTTTGAATGGTCCGTCATCAATACGGGTGGTTCTAACGCCTTTACCGTGACGGCTTCGACGGGTCATACCATCGTAGGCGCTGGCGCTGTGGCTGCTAGCTCTTCGGGCCGATTCCTGACCCGCAAGACAGCAGCCGATACGTTTGTGACCTATCGTTTGTCGTAATGCTGACAAAGGGCTACTCCAAAAAGAGCATCTCTTCCAACATTCGGAAAGAGATGAAGTCCGGCAAGCCTCAAAAGCAAGCCGTGGCTATAGCCCTGTCAGTCGCCAAAGAAGCAAAGGCGGCAAAACCATCCAAAGCAAAAGGCAAGAAGTGATTTTCCCAATCCTCGTTTACAAGTGTCCCGGTCCTCATAAGAAAGCAGGAAAGCTGCCAACCTATGACTATCGTGGCGCTGCGGATCAGGCGCAATTCACAGCCTTGATTGCGGCGGGATGGTCTGCCACCTACGCTGAAGCGATGGATAAGGCTGGCCCTGCTGCGTTTGTTGTGAACGTGAAGAAAGTGCACAAGAAGCCAAAGAAGGTAAAGATCAAAAAGCCGCCGAATCCTGGCTATCCTGCAGCGCCTGTGTTCTACCGGACAGCAGTCGTCAAGGTGGAAGCTGTGCAAGTTGCTGACTTGCCCGATGACGCGCCGCCTACCCGCGAAGAGCTTGAGCAGAAAGCTACTGAGCTGGGCATCAAGTTCGACGGGCGGACGACTGACAAGAAACTGGCCGCAAAGATCGCGGAGGCTGTGTGAGCTACACCAAAGGTCAATTTGTAGAGGGCGCGTTGACTGAGATCGGCATCGCGCCCTATGTGTTTGATGCGTCTCCGCAAATGCTTGAGACTGCGCTAAGACGTCTAGACGCGATGATGGCAGAGTGGAACGCCAAAGGCATCCGCCTTGCCTATCCGCTGCCGTCCAGTCCTAACGATTCGTCTTTGGATGAACCGACGGACGTGCCTGACTCAGGGAACGAAGCGATCATCACGAATCTGGCAATCCGCATTGCGCCGAGCTACGGTAAGAACGTGATGCCTAACACCATGGTCGTTGCAAAGCAGGGCTACAACACGCTTCTATCGCGTGCTGCCATGCCTCCACAACAGCAACTCCCCGCGACGATGCCTTCTGGCGCTGGAAACAAGCCTTGGAGGGTGTACGACGATCCTTTTATCCGCCCTCCTCGCTTCCCGGTAGACGCTGGGACAGATGGAATCATCGAGTACAACTGATATGCCAACAATCAACCAACTCTCAGCCGTCTCGACTCTATCGCCGGGCGACCTTATCGCGGTCTACACGCAGAACAACGGCGATGCGCGGAAGACCTCGATTAACAACCTGCTCCAGTATTTTCAGCAGTCCTTTGCTTCGCCTGAGTTTGCAACGCAGTACATCACGCCGGGCACTGGCGCGAGTGTGCCGATCACAAACAACGGGAATAATACATGGTGCCTCGTTGCTCCGGCTGGCACCATTGCTGCCCTAACCCTGACGTTGCCGCTCAATACGGGGCTTGCTGATGGACAGATGGTGCTTGTGACCACGACGCAGACCATTACGACGCTGACTATCGGACTCAACAGCGCGACCGCTGCGTTTGGGGCGCCGACCACGATGGCAGCTAATGCGTTCTTCACGCTGCGCTTCTACACCTCGACAAATTCATGGTATCGAGTGGCATGAATGCAAGTCCCAATCCTATCCGGCATCTACTCTGATAACGGGCCAGACCTTCGCACGTCTTACCCCGTAAACTACATTCCAGTTCCAAAGGACTCGGGTGTAAGTAATGGCTTTTTACGTCCCGCTTACGGCCTCGTCAAAAATGGTACAGGATTGGGGCCTCCACGCGGCGCAATCAATTGGAATGGCACTGTCTATCGTGTTCTAGGAACGAAGCTTTGCACCGTCGCACAGAATGGCGTTGTTATTGTTTTGGGTGATGTTGGCGGTCCAATCAATACGCTGGTGACGTTTGACTACAGCTTCGACCGCTTGGCCATTGCATCCGGTGGGCGGCTGTACTACTGGAACGTGGCGCTGACCCAAGTCACAGACCCAGACCTAGGCATTGTGCTTGATGTTGTGTGGATTGATGGCTACTTCATGACCACGGACGGGGCGAGTCTGGTTGTCACCGAGCTAAATGATCCTTACGCAGTCAACCCATTGAAGTACGGCGCATCCGAGGCCGATCCAGACCCGGTTATTGCGCTGCTCAAACTGCGTAACGAGGTGTACGCGCTGAATCGCTACACCATCGAAGTATTCGACAACGTTGGCGGAAACCTGTTCCCATTCCAGCGAATTGAAGGCGCCCAAATTCAAAAAGGCCTGATCGGAACGTTTGGCTGCTGTGTGTTCGTGGAGTCGATTGCTTTCCTTGGCTCTGGAAAAAACGAAGCGCCGGGAATATACCTCGGGTCCAATGCAACCGCGACCAAAATCAGCACACAAGAGATTGACCAGATACTGACGAACTACACTGAGTTGCAATTGGCTCAGGTCAAACTAGAAGCGCAGAACGACAAAGCGCACAAACACCTGTATATCCACCTTCCTGACCGGACGTTGGTGTATGACGCGGCTGCAAGTGAGGCCGTACAAAAGCCGGTATGGTTTACGCTGACCAGTTCTATCGTAGGTTTTAGCGAATACAAGGCGCGTGATCTAGTTTGGTGCTTTGACCGATGGAACGTTGCCGACCCAACGTCTAACAATCTCGGGTACATGGTTGACAACATCGGCGATCACTATGGGGAAAAGGTCCGCTGGGAATTCGGGACGCAAATTGTCTACAACGAATCCCACGGAGCCATTTTCAACAGCCTGGAACTGGTGTCCTTGACTGGCCGGGTTATGTCTGGCAACACCCCGCAGATTTCGACCGCCTATTCTGTTGACGGTGAGTCGTGGTCGCAGGAGTTCTTTATCTCCGTTGGGTCGATTGGCGACAGGACAAAACGCCTCGTATGGTTTCAGCAAGGGTTCATGCGAAACATGCGGATTCAGCGATTCAAAGGCGACTCGGACGCGCATATCTCATTCATCAGGCTTGAGGCGGCACTAGAGCCGTTGGCATTTTGAGCGCACTCAAGCTAACCCGCGACCAGTTCGCGGCATTCCTGAATGATTTTGAGCAGATCAAGCAGTTCGAGGCGCTGTTTTCTGTTGTAAGTGCAACGCCTGATTCAATCCAGAGCGTCACGCTAACGGCTGGAACGGCTTTGTCTGAAGCGCAGCAAGCAATGGCGCGGATTTTGGCGCTGGCACAAAACCTAGAGCAGACCCCGCCATCAACCAATGCAATGGCGCAATTGTTGGCGTTCAAACAGTCAATTGAACAGACGCCCACAGAGCCAAAGCATACGAGTACGTCAACAGATTACATCGACTTCCCCGTCAATGCTCCGTATGTCACCAAAGAACGCCGCTTAGGTTGGAGTCCAGACGATGGGACATTAGACCTTGGCGGATTTAATAACGTTGTTCTAAAGCTCAATCAACAATCGTGCTACTACGCCAAAAACAATAGCGGGTCATCGCTTTCGGCTGGAACCGCTGTCATGTTTTCTGGCGTATTGGGGGCATCCGGGAAGATTACATTCACTGAAGCGGTTTCGGATGGGTCAGCTCCTGCCGAGTACATGATGGGCATCACTGCGGAAGCCATTGCTAACAACGGATTCGGCTACGTCACTCAGTTTGGTTTAGTCCGAGGGTTTGACACATCGGCATGGTCTGATGGCGACGTGCTCTATTTTGACGCTGTAACCCCTGGTGCATTGACCAACGTAGCCCCTGAAGCTCCTGCGATTCATTTTCCGATTGCTGTGGTTCTAAATGCAGCGTCCGGGGGCTCTGGGTCCATCTTTGTGCGGATGACGCCATCCCACAGCCTGAGCAGCTTGCAAGATGTATACGCTCCTTTGTCTATCGCCGATGGCCAGATTTTGATTGGCGACACAGCGCAATCACGATGGGAGCAAGCAACCCTAACAGCAGGCGCAAATATTGACATTACCAACGGCGCAGGGGCTATCACGATTGCAACCACTGGTGCATCTGGAACGTTCACCAGTGCGGACGGAAAAACCATCACCGTCGCCGATGGTGCGATTACATCCATTGTTTAGGAGCCATCATGGCCGTTACGACCAAAGTTCTGATTGAAGCAAAGACCGCCGAAACAGCGCAAA